CAACAGAAAAAGGTAAATACAGAGCGATTGCATCTGGTGCTATAGCTAATGGTAAGCCTGTTATTGTAAATAGTGCAGGTACTGTCAGTGCGGTTAGTGGTCAAACAGCATCAGTAGCTACAGCAGTTGTATTTGAAACTGCTGACGCTAAAACACCCAGTATTACTTTTGATAGTAGCAATAACAGAATAGTAATTGCTTTTAGGGATCAAGATAATAGTGGCTACGGAACTGCAATAGTAGGAACAGTTGCATCAAATGGTTCAATATCTTTTGGAACTGCTGTAGTTTTTGAAAGTGCAAACACTGAAAACTCCGCAATTACATTTGATAGTAGTAATAACAAAGTTGTAATAACTTATGTAGATAATGGTAATAGTGGCTATGGAACTGCTATTGTAGGCACAGTTGATTCTAGTGACAATAGTATAAGTTTTGGTAGTGCTACTACATATCAAGACTCATCTTCTTCTGGTACAGATGCTATAGTTTTTGATAGCAGCAATAACAAAGTTGTTGTTGCATCAAGAGACGTAGGAGACAGTGGTAAAGGTAAAGCCTACGTTGGCACAGTTTCTGGAACCAACATAAGTTTTGGAAGTGCTGTTGAGTTTAATGGTGCTGGTACAAGTTATATTAATGCAGCTTTTGATAGCACAAATAATAAAGTTATTATTGCCTATGCTGATGCAGGAAACTCAGAGTATGGAACTGCTATTGTAGGAACGGTATCAGGTACTTCTATAAGTTTTGGTTCTGAGGCAGTATTTGAGTCTGCTGATTCAAGATGGATAAGTTTAGCACACGATACAAGCAACCAAAAAACAGTAATAGCATACCATGACTCAGGAAATAGTGACTATGTTACAGCCATAGTAGGAACCGTAAGTGGTACATCTATTTCTTTTGGAACTGCTGTAGTGGTGCAAAGTACGTCAAACTATGGAACAGACACTACTTTCAATAGTAACGATAACTTAATTGTTATTTCTTATAAAGATTATGCTGGTACTGATCTAAGAATAATTGATGGAACTGTAAGTGGTACATCTATTAGTTTTGGAAGCTCTTCCATAATTCTTGATGGAGGTGGTTATTCACCTGTGGATAGCACAGCAGCATCAAACCATGCTGTAGAAAATATTTTTGATAGCAATGTTAATAAAACAATCAGTGTTTTTAGAAACATGAGAAACAGTAATTACGGAACTGCGATAGCTTATACAAGTGCAGTACCAACAAACCTCACCACAGAAAACTATATTGGCATAGCTACAGGCGGATCATACGCAGATGGACAGAACGTAACTGTAGATGTGATAGGCACAGTAAACGATGATCAGTCTAGCTTGACAGCAGGACAACAATATTTTGTACAGGAAGATGGTACACTTGGACTGACAGCAGATAGTACAAGTGTCGTAGCAGGTACTGCAATATCTGCAACAGAATTAATAGTAAAGGAATAAATAATGATGGAAGAAATATCACCTGTAATCTTTTGGAACGTAGTATTAACACTGGTGATTGGTCCTGCCATATGGATGTTTAGAAACCTTATGGCTGAAGTTAAACGTATTGATATATTATTAAACAGGACTAGAGAAGACTACTCAACTAAGCAGGAACTTAGAGAAGACATGCGTATGGTGACAGAGGCACTACACCGTTTAGAAGATAAGCTAGATAAGGTATTAGAAAAAAGGTAATATAAGATGGCACAGTTAGCAGGTTTTAAAGAATCAGGAATGCGTAAGATAGCTGACAGAATGGGCTACACAGGTCCAATGACAGGCTTTCAAGCATACTTACAGGAAAACCCTGATAAGCAACAGATGATGAATAGCTACGTAAACAAAGCTATGCTCATGGCTAGTGGTGGTTACGTGCGTAAGTTTCAAGAGGGTGGGTTTGCTATACCTGAAGGTTTTAATCCTGACTCTTACTTACAAGAAAATCCAGATGTACAGGCAGCTATTGAGGCAGGTCAGTTTACTAGTGCAGCAGATCACTTTCAAAAGTTTGGTGGTGGTGAAGAAAGAACAGGTGCAACAGGGTTCACACCTCCACCACAGTTTGATGCTACCAGTTATCTTGAAGCAAATCCAGATGTAGGTCAGGCTATAGAAAGAGGTGAGTTTCAAGATGCAAGAGATCACTTTCAAAAGTTTGGTGGTGGTGAAGATAGAGAGGGTGTAACTGGTCCTACAGCTACACAACCATCAACAGGTACACAACCTACACAACCACCACCAACAGATGATACTGTAACACAACAACCATCTATACAACCTGATCCTGACCGTACATTTGCTACATTTCAAGATTTGCAAAATACACCTAGAGAATTTTTAACTCCAGAACAAGTGCATATACTTAATTTTTATTCTAGTACTCCAGAACAACAACAAGCCATAAATGCAATGCCAGAGTTTAGAAATGCACAGTTACCTGTTGGACAGTATCAACCGGGTGTACGAGTAACTGCTCCTACTCAACAAGATCCACAACCACCAGCAGGTGATACAGTATCAGGAGCTACAGGTGTTGGCTCTGTAAATGGTGCAGCAGTATTAGCTAATAGACCTGATGTTGCACAGGCTATACAGGCTGGTAATACTTTTGGTGTAGATCCAGCTACATTAGAAGGACTGACACCTGAACAACGCAACCAAAGGTTAGCAGAAGCATGGTTTAACACATTTGGTAATCAAGAAGGTGTTAATCCTAATACTGGCTTATCTAACACGCCTAGTAATTTTGATAATGTATCAGATCAAATAATCATGGACTACTTAGATCAGTTTCCTGATTTGCGTGAGGCATTTGGTGGACCTCCATACACTCCAGCTATACTGGCACAAGCTAGAGCACACTATGCTGACTTTGGTAGAAGAGAGATAGCAGAAGGTAATAGACCTAGACTAGTGCAATTTGATTTAACACCTGCACAGCTAGAAGCATTTAGATATTCTAATGATGCATATGAAAATCTTACACCTACAGAACTACGTAGAACATACATACAGATTGGTGGTGCAGCAGGTGCTACTAACTTTGACAGAAATGCACAGATACTAAATAATGCAGAGTTAGCTATCTATAGAGATAACAATCCTGACTTAGCCAATCTAAGTGACTTTGAATTACGTCAACACTTTATACAGTTTGGTAGACAGGAGATGTTGCAAGGTACTAGACCTAAGATAGATGCTCTAGTGCCTCCTGTATCTCCGTATGCAGGACAACAAACTATAGGTGGTATTTCTACTGTTAGATTAGAGACTCCTACACTTGTAGGTGACACTAAGTTACAGGCACAGAAAATAGCACAGCCCGGTGGTGCGGTTCCAACAGGAACAACACTACCTACCACCACAGGATTAGGACAAGTAACAGGGGATTTAACAGCTAGTGTTGCAAAAGCTGGAACTGCTGCAACTGCTACAGCTACACCTCTTGGTCCAGATGGTGCATCAACAGTTACTGACGCTGATTTTAAAAAAGCTCAAACCACTGTTGAAGGTGTAACTACTGGCACTGAAGGACAAGATGTAACTTTTACTCCTGACGCTGTTACAGGCAGAGTTTTAGCTACACCTAAAGCTGCACAGCAGGTTGGATCTGCTGTTACAGGTATTGACGCACCTAAAACTGAAGAGGTAGATAAAGCAGTTGCCGCCACACGGCCTGATATGACTCCACAAGAAACTGTGCTAAATAATGCAATAGCAGAAAATGCAGCAAAATTTGTGGAGGAGATAGCAGCAGCTACAGCAACTCCTACTGAAACAGCCACAGTAAAAGGTCAACTTACTACATTACTAGCTGAGTTTGAAAAAGTGGATGAGATAGGTAATCCTATAAACCCACCTTGGGCAGCAGGTGCAATGAGAGCCGCTACTGCTGAGATGGTTAGGCGTGGTTTAGGTTCATCATCCATAGCTGGACAGGCTATCGTGCAAGCAGCAATGGAAGCAGCCCTGCCTATAGCACAAGCAGATGCACAAATACAGGCACAGTTTGAAGGGCAGAACTTATCTAATAGACAACAGATGGCAGCGTTTTATGCACAGCAACGTGCAACTGCAATAGGACAAGAGTTCACGCAAGAGTTTCAAGCACGTGTTACTAATGCGGCTAGAGTAGCCGATATAGCAGATAGAAACTTTACTGCTGAACAACAGGTTGTGTTAGAGAATAGTAGAGCAGTAAACACATTAAGATTGCAGGATCTTAGTAACAAACAGGCTTTGACTCTAGCAGAAGCATCTGCATTAGCACAGTTAGATGTAGCTAATTTAAACAACAGGCAACAGGCTGCTGTACAGGCTGCACAAGCATTCTTACAGAAAGATTTGACAGAGGCATCAAATGATCAACAGGTTGAGATATTTAATGCACAGAATCGTATACAGGCCATACTTTCTGATACTGCTGCTGACAATGCACGTTTACAGTTTAATGCGTCATCAGAGAATCAGGTAGAACAGTTCTTTGCTAACCTAGCTACACAAACTAGTCAGTTTAATAAAGCACAGGAAAATGCTATAAAACAGTTTGATGCAGGGCAAGAAAATGTTATAAATAGATTTAACGAGGAACTAGCCAATCAACGTGATCAGTTTAATGCACAGAATAGATTGGTGATAGATCAAAGCAATGCACAGTGGAGAAGATCCATAGCAACTGCTGATACACAAGCTATCAACAGAGCCAATGAATTAAATGCTGCTGCATTACTAGACATATCTAATACTGCATATAATGATCTCTGGCAGTACTATGCAGACACTATGGAGTTTGCATATCAAAGTGCTGAGAGTGAGCGTGACAGACAGATAAGACTAGCTATTGCAGAACTACAGGCAAAAGTGACCACTGATGTAGAGGCAGCAAAGCGTGATCAGCAGTCTGCAATTGGCTTTGGTAAGTTGATTGGTACATTCCTAACAGCAGAGAAAGATAGTGTGATAGGTAGTTTGTTACCTATATAACGTAAGGAAATAAACAATGATAAATGATCCAGCTAGAATAGCATACAAAAGTATTACACCCCTTGAGATAGAGGAAGAAAAACCAAAGAGAGGTTTACTATCAAAAGGTGGTAGTAGCAGAAAAGAAGGTGATATGTCACCCGGTGATATAGCTAGATATTACTTTACACAACTAAGAAATGCTAGAAGGAACAGAACAGATGAGAGCTAGAGAACCTATAAATATAGACGGTCCTATTCCCGGAGAAAGTCTAACAGCAGAGTATGGTGGCAGACCTTGGCAGAAACCACCACAGTACTCCACTGTAGATGAGGCCATGCAGTTTTACATGCAAAGAATGGACAATGATAAGTTTAAGGATGACTTACTAGATGTCATTGAGAATGGCATACCTCTGACTATCATAGCTAATGCACTACAGCTAGGGTCTGTGATGGAAGGTTATCACAGTGTAGATGTGGGTATACTTGTGCTACCTGCATTGGTTGAAAGTTTAGCACTAATAGCTGAGAACGAAAATGTTCCATTTAAAACTGGAACAGAAGAAGAAGACAGAGAAATTATGACAGATACACAGATTGCACTAGCAGATAAAGAAATGGCTAATGAGGCTCAAGATGACATGCTAGATACTAGTGAGTTTGATGCGTTTGCTAACGAAGGTGCAGAAGAAGAAGAGGTTGAAGAAGAACCTGTTGGATTAATGTCTAGGAGAATATAATGAGTATATTTAATTTTATAGGCAGTGCTGGTGGTGCATTTGCAGATGTTGTTAGAGAGCAGGACGCTTTAAAGGCAAAAGAGAATGCTGCTATCCGTAGTAAATTAATAACTAACTTTATAGATAGATCACAGAAAAAAAGAGATTCTAAACGTAAAGCTAATAAAGAAGCAGTTGAAATGTATAAAAAACTAGTAACAGTAGGGTATAGTAAACAGGCTGCATCTGCTTTAGTTAAGCAGGGTGCTGGTGAAGAGTTTTATGAAAATGCTATGAAATTAAAATTTACTAAAGGGATAGATCTACCTTCTTTGGTAGAGATAACGCACCCAGAGTTGGGTAGTTCTAACAGCACTTTTGAGGGTGATAAATCTACTATACAAACTATAACGGAAGATTCTGTCAAACCTTTCACAGATCCTGATGCTGTTCCCATACCTGAAACCGTACAGATAGGTGAGCGAAGTCTCACAAGGGGTCCAGTTACAGTTGATTATGGTCAGACTGCTAAAGCGTTAGGATTAAAACCTGAATCAGCAGATGTAGAACAACCAACAGAACAAACAGTGGCTGCACGTATAGATACAGACAGACTTAGAAATATAGTGGATAATGAAGGAGACTCATTAAAAAAAGCATATGAAGAATCCAAATTAAAACTTATTGAACTTTCAATACAAAAAGAAAATGGGACACTTAATCCTGACGATGCAGATAAAATACCTAAACTAGAGAATCTGGTTACGAAATTAGGAAAAGCACTTTCTGATTACCCAAATAACAGAGCACCTACCGTTACTGATGTAGATAGAAGATACACAGAAAAGCCAAAGGCTATCATCGAATCAATGCTTAAAAATTCTAAAGCTCTAGTGCAAGACGGTGCAATGTTATATTCAAATCCTGTAGTTACTAAATTAAGTCAGAAATTTCAAGATGCTGCTGAAGGTAGAGATATAACATCAGAAGAGTATAATATGTCTACGATGATATTGTCGGAGATTGTAAGTGGATTTAAAAGGGTAAGACCTAGAATGAATAAGCTAGATGAAATTGAAATAGATAGATTGACAAGTGCTGGTAAGGAGGGGCAGATAGGCATAGTTACAGAAACTGCGCGATCTGCTAAACTTATGGTTCAAAATGAAACAGATAAGACTGCTGGAAATATTGTAGCTATGGTACAAAGTCCTACAAGGTTAAAAACACCTGTAGAAACTGCAATAAAAAACAAAATAAAATCACAAATTATATCTGGTTCAACTAAAACTTCAGCACCCAATGAATTTAATACAAATAGGGAGGCATTGGAAGCTGCTAACAACGGTAAACTAAAGGTAGGTGACTTTGTTTTAATAGATGGAGTGTTTGCTATATACACAGGTTTAGGTATATTAGATCCAGATATTTTTTCTGATAATTTTTACTTCACTGCTATAACAAAACCAAACCTAATGACTATGTATAAACTTCAATAAGTAGGAGAATAACAGAATATGCAATTAACAGAAGAACAGATGGAACAACAACTACGTGCTATGGCAACAGCAAGAGAGAATGCAATGAGAAGTCAGCGCATGTTGTCTGTAACTCAACCTGTACAAGCAAAAGAAGAACCTGTGAGCACTATTCCTACTGCACCTGATGAACAGCCAGAGGAGTTAGGTTTTACTATAGGTGAGCCTAAAACACGTGTAAATTTATACGGTGAAGAGGTTCCTATTGAGAGAAAAGGTGACGTAGATTTTGTAGGTGCTGCTACAAAAAGTTTTAAACCTATAATGGATCCTATAGAAAAAATTGAAAAAGAAGAAGAACCATACACCGTAGGTGGTATTAGCGGTATGTTTATAAAAGAGTTTAGAGATGACCGCATACAAAAAGAAGTGATAGATAAGTTACCAGAGGACAATGCCTTTAAAACATTTGGTAATGTTGTTGGACCTAAAGTATTTAGAAACTCTATGAACCTCTTACATGGATTTTTTAAAGGTATAGGATATACGGCAGACGGTATAGAAGCTGGCATGATATATCTAAGAGATAAGCATCCAAATTATTATGACTTGCTACAGGCATCTGTAGTAGATCGTGTAGCAGGTGGTAAAATGGGTCCAGCAGAAACTGCTCAAAAAATAGTAAAAGATTTTCTTATGTTATCTGAATCTCTAGATTTTCCTATAGCAGGTGTGCCTCTTTTAGCAGCCAAGGCAATGCCAGCATATACTAAGCCTACAAAGGTAGAGTTATTCCAACCAACAGACAAAAGTGCTGGACCAATGTTACCAGCAACTGATGAAGAACGTCTTGTTGGATTAGATATGGATGCAGGTTTTAAAACTACTATACGAACTTATGACCCTGTTAAAAAAGAATTTAAAGATGAAGTAGTTGATATTAGAGGTACAGAAAAAGCACAGGCTATTAGAGAAGATCCTACAAAACTATCTGTGATGACAGCAAGAGAAGCAAGGCAGATGGAAAGTGAGGTAATGAGTGAGATAGAAGTACGAAATAGAAAGATTGCAGAAGCTAATGTAGGTGTGCGAAATGATTTAATAAAAAGTTTTGAAGAACAGGTAGGTGTAAAAATAAGTAAGGTAGATAGTAAAGGCAACCTACAAATAGATATGGATCTAGTAAAAAGTTCAGGTCAAGCGATTGCAGATAAAAAAGCTGGTATATTAGATAAGGCAGACCCTAACTTCATACCTGCATTTGAGCCTTTACTACAACCTGATAAACTAAACGGTTTAATTGCATTAGCTACTGACTTTAAAAAAAGATTTCCTGATAACTTTAAGGCTAAGAAAAAAGGCGATAAAGGTAATTTATTAGATCAAATTACAGAGGTAGTAATAGCTACTGATAAAGACGGTAATCGTTTAGTATCTGATCCAGAGTTGTTAAGCACACTGTCAAAGTACGGTTTATCTTTTGAAGAGTTTATATTAACTGCAACATCTACTGCATCACAGGCAGGTAAAATACTTCAAAAATTTGGAACGATAGTGGGCAGAAACAAAGCCGCACAAACAGATAAAGATTTTAATGCAGATAAACTACTAAGAGAAAATATAAATTTTTATGGTAATTTATTAATACGAGTGGAAGGTATTCGTAGAGGTATACTTGTTGCTGCACTAAAAACTGCATTTAGAAATGCGGAAGCACATATAATAGCACGTAGTCCTATGGAAGTTTTAGGTAATGTTCTAGATGGTGCAATGTATACTGCGGCTGACAAGGGTTTTAAGCTAGGTATGAAAGAGCTTCTACCCGGTTCAACCAGTTGGAAAGATTCTTTAAAACAAACAGCATGGATATTTAGTAATCAAACAGATGCTAAAGACACTCTAGAATATATATATAAAAGACCACAGCTAATGGACAAATATAATAGAATGTTTGAAATATTTAGCGATATACAGGAAGCAAAGAGAGGTAATATACCACAGGGTAATAATATTTTAGCTCAAACTGCTAGAAGAGCAGATCAAGTTTTAGAAGTTTTTGAGGATTCAGTGCAGTGGGCTAACATACCAAACAGGCTTCAAGAGTTTACCATACGTAGAGCATCTGTTCTTGCTGAGTTACAAAGACAGGTTAGATTAGAATACGGTATAGATTTATTTACAACCCTAAGAGAGGGTAAGATACAACAACTATTAAACAATGATCCCTCTCTAGTCCCTGAAGGTAAGCCCGGATTTTTAGAGTTAACTGAACGTGCCACTATGAAAGGTCTTAGTGATACCTATGCTAAACAGCCAGAAGTAAAAGTATTTAGACAGTTTACAAATTTTTTAGTTAACTATGGACTAACAGCATTTACCACTGCGTTTCCTAGATTTTTATTTAACAAAGCAGAACTAATAGGTCAATACATGCTTGGTAGTTCTATACCTGCAACTAAAAGAATGTATTACTTACTTAACTATGAATTTGGTGGTGTTCGTAGTGCTACTTCCACAACAAGTAAAATAGTTAAGTCTGTTACATCTAAAAAAACAAAAGCTCAAATTAAAAAAGAAGTAGATGAAATAATGAATGTAGATTTTGAGGCAGCGTTTAAAGCACCACTAAATGCAAAAGACAGAGAGAGAATATCTAGAAATATGGTTGGTGTTTCTGCCATAGGTGCAGGTTATGGTTTAATTTCTTTAAATGATGAGGAGTTGCCCAACGAACCTGATACAGCTAGAGTGTTAAATTACGATGTAAATTTAGGACCACTATCACCTATTCCAGATTTAGCGTTAGCATCTAGAATAGCATATGAACTGTTTGAGGGTGATTTAGCAGACTTTGTAGCAAATAGGGATGGGTACAAGAATGCAGTTAAAATTTTAGCAGGTGCAGAGGCAGGACGAAACTATTGGGGTTCAGTGTCTCCCTTTGTAGAGCACATAGTAGGTATAACTCAAGGAGTAGCTGGTAGAAATATAGATCCAGAAAATATAAAGCTAACACCTAATCAAATGGTAGCTTTAGAAAAAGCATTTACAAATTATTATATGAGTTTTGGTCAATACTTTCAACAGTTTTACCAAGCAGACGTAGCCTTTGGTAATAGACCTGTAGGAAGTCTAGACACTAGTTATGATATAATTCCCGGTGAATTAGATAGTGATGGGGAGCCTATAAGTAATTTTAAAAGAGAACGAATGAGATATTTAAAGGCTAGATACCCTGATCCTTTTGATCTTTACGAAGCTATGAAAGCAGATCCAACTGTGCCAACCATGACTAATCCTAGAATGCGAGTGAGTCTATTTGGTGAAGATACTAAGACAAAGTTAACTGAAGGATTAAATGTTACTTTTGGATTGAACATTAAAAAGACAACACCTATGGGTAGATTTTTTAGGAAATATGGTATATATGATTTTAAAATTAGTAAATTTAGTAACACCCCATCTGTTGCTAGAGCACAAAAAGCACTGTTAAAAAATTATATGTCTGGCATATATGAAAACGCATTAGCTATGGAAAAAGAATATGAGAAGGAGTGGCTTTCTCTGCCAAAAAAAGAGCGAGAGATTATTAGATTACGAACAGGTTACATAACAAAAGAGGGGGAGAGAGCTTTTGGAAAGAAAGAGTATGTAAGGGATAAGATGCGTACTTTCATAGGGCGACTAATAAAAGTAAAAAAGGGTGTTGTGTCTAATTTAACAAAACAAAGACTAGAGAACCCTGTCAATGAGGAAGTTAGATATATAGCTGCCTATAATGCTTATAAGAAAACAGGATCTAAAGCAGATAAAGAGGATGCACAGCTTGAATTCTATAGAGATACAGGAGAACGAGCAGATCTTACTGATGTAGCTGACCTTAGATATATAGTTGATCTTATAAAACAAAAGCAGTCTATAATAAGAAAGCAAATAACAGAAGAATCAGAACTAGTAATAGAAAAGAGACAAAAACAAATAATGAAGAAAATGCGTTAGGCTACCTCTTATCCCCACTACCTTGCAATGTACCCTTCTTCAACCTAGCTTCTAACTTCTCTTTATTCTGTGCAGCAATCACTCCAAGTGACATATTTAAATCTGATGCCAGTGCTGCACAATACCACAGTACATCACCTATTTCTGATGCTAACTGTTCCTTCCAATCATTAGGCATATTATCCTCACCGTCACGTACAATCTTTTTAACTTTGTTGGCTACCTCACCTGCCTCACCTACAAGTCCTAGTGCAGGGTATGTTATCTTGTATTGTTCAGGATATATTGCTGTAGTCTTTGCTATCTTTTGATAATCATTAAAATCTAACATAGCATATCTCTCCTTTAACCAGTTAATTGCTGACTGTTCTAAGCTGTTCTTCATACTTTACCTTTCTCAGATTCTCAAAGTAGGCTTTGTTATAGCCTCTCTCCCATTCTCTATATTGCATAGAGTTATGCCTGTATGGGTTGGTATACTTAGCACCTCTTTGAAAGGCATGATAGCCTTTCTTAAACTGTATCTTCAGAGGTGCATCGTTTTTATTTAAATTCCTTCTCATACCCATCTCCTAATTAGTTAAGTCTACTACCTCGCAAGCATCTGCTGTACATGCTAGTTCTCTAGAACCTATAGTGCTGTCTTCTTTCTCGTAGTCTGACAGTTTACTCCAATCAATATTAGTAGGCATACGTGCTACCATTTCTAAGCATGTCTCTTTGTCTACCTCTTGATAGGGTGGTTGATCATACGAGTGGTCAGAGTGCGGTAAGAAACTAATGCCTGAAACATCATCAAAGTTTTCATATATCCAAGCACCCACATCCATCCATTCATGTTCACGCACAGATATGGTCACAGATGGTTTATGCTCACACCAATAGTTCTGGTAGGTCAACCATATGTTTAACTGATCTATTGCGGTCATATCATCACGTACCATAGCACTCTTTGGTGTGACCATAGGAAAACTAAATACCGTAATTCCTGACGGTCCAGTTGATGCTGGTTCATTTGGTACACCCATATCTTTCATAAACTGTGTCATGGGATCTTTATCATCTGCACGTACAGTTCTAATGTAGTACCTGCTGTGTCTTGTGTGTATGCCACTGGCACTATCAACTAGCTGTGACACAGTGCCTGATGGTTTAACACAGGTGATAGCAGTGGATACGTTAATACCTAGCTTCTTTGCCATGTCTTTGTTTGTTTCTACTGCTACCTTCTTTAGTTCTGTTAGTACTGTCTCTAAACTACCTTGACTACCATTTAGTAGTGGGCAATCCATAATACCTGTAAGAGACACACCAAGTAGTCTTTCTTCCTCTGTGTTATCTTTCCATATCTTACGTAGGTATTTAAAATTAGTTAGTGTAGACTGCATAGTGCCTAGTATGGTTGCATACTTAACCTTTCTCTTGAGACTATCCATCGTATCTGTTTCACGTGCAACAACCTCTGATAAGTTACAGAACTGATATGGTCTTAGTATTATCTCAGAGCATGGGTTACATCCAAACGTATGCCCAGTATCTCTCCTGCCACTTTTAGCTGCTTGTTTTACTGCTGACTGTCTGTTGAATATACCACGTTCGCCTGACTTGCTATCATACAAAGACAACCACTCTCGCATAAATGTACCCATGTGTGGTCTACTATCATATGCTACACTATTGTTAGCCATACCACGTTGTGCTTCATGATCCCACCACTCTCCTGATTTTGCATGTCTCATCTGCTCATCTTCAATGTTAGACAGACTGATGAGTGCACTGCGTCTTACACCTCCAGCGACCACTACTTCACCTATCTTGCACATAATATCATGGCATTCTATTGATGATAGCTTACGTCCAATTGCATTACAGAATGTTTGAACACAAAAGTTAAACAAATTTAAAAGTGGTCCGGGTCCAGAGGCTCTACCACCGAATGTTTTTAATCTTGATCCAGCAGGTCTTACCTCACTAACATCCCACATGGGTATCTGTCCCACGTATAAAGTAGATATAAGTTCTCTTAGAGCTTTTGCCCAACCCTCACGTGAATCTTGCACTACTATTACTGTGCTGGTAGGGTCTAGTTTATTAGGTACGGTAGGTAACTTATCTACGTATTCTTTCTCAACAGAGAAGCCTACACCTGTGCCACACATAAGTATGTACATGCATTCATCAAATGCTCTTGGTGTATCTACAGTTAGATAAGAACAGTTGTAACTAGCCACATGACACTTGTCTAGTGGTGCACCAGCAGTCATCAATGCTCTCATGCTAGGCATAACGGCTAGATCTTGCACTGCACCTTCTACCTCTTTGCGCTGTTTGTCTGGCATAGCATAGTCATATGTATCTTTTATATAAGTAGTTACGTAGTCAAAGTATCTTTCTACTGTCTCTAACCAACCCTCTCGTCTTTGTTCATCCTCTTTCCACCTAGCGTATCTAGATAGTGCAATAAAGTTTTGATAGTCAGAAGTTAAATAGTTATTAGTGTGCATAGTTATCTCTCCATAATAGTTTTTAGTGTCACTATCTCTGCACCGTCTAGGTCATGCAGATATTCACGCAATGCATCATTTATTTCAGACGCTACATCCCCATCAGAGGGTATTGGATATTCTTCTGTGTCGATAGACAATGTTAAAAATACTTTTAATTTCATTACTCTTCCATGTGTTCTATCAACTTATCAAGATACCACTTAGCTTTATTAAGATCCTCTACAGCCTTACCTTTGTAATCAAATCTCCACAGATACTTCATTATGTTACCTTGTAAATAATATTTAAAGTTATCACCTGTGGCAGCACTAATAGCATCTATACATTCTATACCACTTTGATTATAGTGGGGTGGATGGTTCACCATATCAAAAGATGAAAAGGTAAATGGTCCACCCATGCCTTTAGTGTCTTCAATAGTAATAGTTTCATCACCCATAGTTAGCACTCCCATTATGCAAGTTCTTTTGTTTTTGTTTTAAAATCTATGTGAACTACGTTGTCCTCACGCTTAGTTACTTCTGGTTCTGATCTATACCTACTAGCTACTTCTGATAGCTTCATAGCAAATTCTTCTAGCTGTTTATATATTAAAGGATCGTTTCTCATTACATAATATGAAGAACACATTAAATGCTGTATATAAATTATTTGTTCCATAATAATAGGGTCTAATGTAGACTTGTTATTTGCTAGTAAGGCAAACATAAGTTCACCTGTCCACTTATCACCCTCCATGACAGGACGTATTCGTATACCAAAGTCATTTACATGGTCCTTATCAATAATTTTTATTGGTGTATCTGTCATAGTATTCTCCTCTTTGTTCCTGTGAAACATATAAACTTGTTATGTTTATTTTTACCTTTTTCTTTTAACCATTCTTCAGGCACAACTCTACTGGCATATTCAAAGCCATATTTAAAGCACCATTGTCCATACGTACTTTTAGCACCTTTTCTTAGCTTGCGTCTACTGTTTTCAAAAATAAATCGTATGTCTAACTTAGGGTGTTGGCGTTTTATACAGAGATGCTTACGCCTATCTGCTGCTGTAAACATACCCTTTGTCTCAATGATTATACCGTTGTTCAATATAAAATCAGGAGTATAGGTACGGTAGGCTAGATCTTCCCACTCGATCTTAATACTTTCGTAATCAAACTTTACTTTGATTGACTCAAGATAATCAGCGAGTTTCTTTTCTAGCCCTGACCTGTACCCATACTTCCTTGCATGAGCATACCTAGCGTAATTCATCACTGGTTAGAAGTACCCCTCTAGCCCCTCTCTCTTTTCATTTTTGCCAAATATGTCATAGTGATGTTTACCATTTCTAAACTGCCCCTTCTCAACAGCTTCTTTAACATCTGGGTTTGCTTTAAGATAACTTTCTTCAGGAAACTCTTTCATCATTATCCTCCTCTTTTATGTGCACGTAAGCTACTATCTTAGGTTCTTTTGCACGTGACTTTAATGCTGGCAGTTCTTTTAGTGTAGGCCAACAGGCATGTCTGTAAGAACACCAGCTACATTCTGATCCTAGTATTTTATTGCCTGTCTTTTTACCATTGAATGTTTCATCAACGGTATCGAAGCACCGTTCTAGTTTTTCACTCTTTATAGCTAGAGCAGTCTTCTTTATTTTATACATCTCTTCCATCATGTCAAGGCCGTTAGCAGGAATATATTTAAAGCTACCATTGGCTTTGTTTATTACCCACCAACCTCCAACTTTTAAACCAGAGGCTTGTGCGTACCCTGCTAACTGTCCTATGTAACCAAAAGAGTCACTCTCTTTCAGTGATGCAAAAGATTTAAACTTGTTACGATATGACCAATCAGATGCAGATTTAATATCATCTACTGCACCATCAATGGCTATATCATATGTACCTTTAATTGTAACATCTGCTTCAGGTATCTCTAATGCAACGTGATCTGCATCTTCAAACGCTACCTTTGCTTCTGTTAACAGTCCTTTAAATATTGCCTCTACTATATCTCCTAACATCATGTTCATAACAAAGTTACTTGGCAGAGGTGTAGCTTCATCAGGACGGTTCTTCTGGAACCACAGTTGGCATGAAGGTCTGCCTACATTAGACATCCTCAATGCAAACTCCTTACGCTTATTACCTCCACCAAACTGACGCTTTAGCGCATCCATAACGTCTTGGCCTATCTTCTCAATAGTAGCATCAGACATTACAGCCTTACCATTGGCTGCATCTGTCATGTATTGTGCTAACGTCAGTTCGGCAGGATGGTTCATTTAGAAGGGTGCTTCATCATCAAGAGAATGAAACTCTTCTAGCACTTTCTCATCAGCAGGAGAGAGTGCATCTGACTTCTTGTTCCATTCACTGATTATGTAGTCGTTATAGTTGTCCACCCACCCCATAAAGTTACTGAAGGTATCTGTATCCTTTTCTGATATGGTTAAAGCAGTGTTGAAGTCGGGAGACACACTAGGAAGATAAAAGCTACTACCGTTTGGTAGTGTCTGTTCTTCAGTGCCTAGTGATATGTTATGTGATATAGGCAGTAACTTCTTTCTACCAAATGCATTGTAGGTATCACCTAATAGTTTAAAAGCACTACGGTTATCTATCTCCCATATAAAAGGTAAAGACTCTATCTCTTGTTTAACCTCTTCACCGTTATCATTCACTGCATCTTTAAAATCTATCAGACCAAACACCACACGTGTACGCTTAATCTCTTTAATCAGTGTCTGTTGTGACTGTGGTAATGCTTTGAAGTCTTTGATCCAACCTGTAGGCTTACCACAGTTAAAGCCACCATCATTATCTTTGAGATCTATGTTTAAAGACTCACCCATAACAGTCTTAACAAACCTGTTAGGAACACTGCCAGACCCTTTGATAAATCTCTTGTACATAAACCTCTGTAAAAAGGTTCTCATGGTAGCAGCAGGTGCATAGTACAGACCTGCCGACACACCGTCATTACCTTCTGGTACATCTAATCTATAGTACCCACCCGGAACTACTTCCATCTTTACCTTCTTACCTTTAACTTCTGTATCTCCCATGATTGGAGTATGGCTTATACGTAGTCTAGCTAAACTGCTCTGACCACTCTTGCTGTTAGCATCGGCTGTTATACCCATTGCTCTAGCCATCACCTCATAGTTGTTAGTATCTAATGATTCCATAATTGCCATGTGTTTTTCTCCTCTACACAATTTTTCAAAAGAGCATAGTTATACTACGCAACGTCCTTCATGTCAAGCCAATTATTACCTATTTTTGCCTCTAATAATAGAGGAACATTGAAGTCTACTTCAAGCCATTCATGTATTATATTCTTAAGATTGTTATTAGTATCTTGAACTACATGTACAACCCAATCTAACTCATCGGGGTGAACATCAATAACAATACTATCGTGCACAGTATTAACAACGCAAGACTTTTTGTTACGCAACATGTGATCAAATTGCCACAGTGCCACAGGCACTATGTCTGCTGTAGCAAATGACTGAACAGGATAGTTTTTAATTTGGGTAAAGTGACTTACTCTACCTCTAGGACTACGCACCACATCAGGAAAAGAAAACTCTCTGCCTGAAGGTGTGCGTATCTTTCCAGTATTTAGTGCTTCTTTAGCAAGAGACTTGTGCCATCTTGCAATGCCCTCATACTTCTCATTAAAGTGAGTATAGTATGTAGCCTCTGCCTCTGATCTACCATACCCACTAGCACCGTACAGTGGTGCAAAGGTATGTGCTTTAGCTTCCTGCCTACTCATAGGTTGCCCTGCATCAGATATAACTTTAGCAGTATAAGCATGAACGTCAAAACCCTCTGTAACTTCTTGTATTGCAACAGGATCTTGAGACAGGAAAGCTGCAACTCTAAACTCTAGTTAAGCGTGACACAAATACACGTTTGACAGGGAACGTACCACCTCTAGGCATGTTCTGCATGTTAGGTTCTTTACCACTTAACCTTCCAGTAGATGTCATGTGCTGGTTTAGTTTAACATGTAGCATACCATCAGCTTTAATATTATTCTTTATGCCACCTACGAAAGAAGAAAGATATGTGTCCAATGCAGACAACCTTTGCACCTTCTCCAAAAACTCAAGAGCCTCTGGCATATCTTTTCTTCTCGCAGCATTAGCTAGTAGCTCAAGATTACGTTTGTTGGTGGAGAAGCCACTAGCTGTAGCCCACTTAGCACTAGGAGGTACAAACTTTAGACCAGCAATAGTGTTAGTAGGAATAACGTGATAACCGTCACCACCACACGTGGGACATCTTGTTTCTTTAGCAAACGGATTGCCATCCTTCTTTACCTTTCTTATTTTGCCTGAACCATAGCAGGTTTTACACTGCTTTAAACTAGCCTTATAAACTATGTCAGTCTCATCACGCACCAAGTCTTTGAAACTTGCATCAGACATATAAGGTTCGTGTGCGTTCATCCACACTGTTTTATTCTTAGGCTTACGACTATAGATAAGAGTAGACAACTGTTCTGGACTACTCAAGTTGATGGGTACATCACCCATAAGTTCTCTTACTTTAACATCTAAGTATTTTATTATCTCCTTTCTCTCCTCTTCAAATGTGATACGCACCTCTTCTAGTGCGTCACTATCTACTTTAAATCCACGCATGTGTATCTTCGATAACTCAACCACCATCATGTTAGTCAAGTACCTAATCTTGTTAAGACCTACATCATTGGTGCTATTAAGTTTTATGTTAAGTTCATGTGCCAGTTGCTGTGTTGCATGTAAGTCAGCACTAAGATACTCTGACAACTCTGCATGTGGTATGTCACGTACAGACTTACCCTTCTTAAAGTATTGTTTAAGGGTGTCCTGCTTCTTAGTCTCTAGCTCGTATCTCTCAGCACATGCTTCAAGAGATAATGGCTGCTTGATACCACGCTGAACGATGTACTCCATCATCATAGTATCAAACACAGCCCCATAGTATTTAAATCCTG